TGAAATATATAGCAGAACTTTTTTCTCCATCCTTTCTAGGGCTTACTCTTTTTCTTATTATTTCTGTCTTAAGAGTGGGGTCAAGCAAGTAACATTCTTCTACAGAAATTGGTCTTTGCAAATGAATTATAGCAGAACCAGGAGAATCAGGACCAGCTGATACATTGTATGACAGATACCTTTCGCCCTGGGCCGTGGCAATTTTCTCTTGAAGCACAGAGGAGGTAGCAGACGCCATCTTAATGTATTTTATTCTTCTGTGCACTGGTTCCTTACCGTCGTTCAGATCATGAATTGCAATAAGATTTCCCTCTGGGAACTCTTTTAGAAACTCTGCCTGATTTGCAAAGCCGCTAATTTCTATGAATATTTCGCCCGCAGTAACGGTTGTAGGGAACTGGCCTATGAAGACCTTATTGAGAGAAACAACCTCGAAAGTCCTTGATCCATATTTTGGCTGAAATCCTGTAGGGACAAGCCCATCGCAATATTTGCCCAACTCATACAAATTCCACTTATTAACAAAATCTGAAGAGATTCCGTATTTCCCAAGCCCATATCTTTTGTTTGTAACTAAGTCATAAAAAATCCAAGCAGGATTATCTGTCCACTGATTCCAAGCTCCGTCGAAATTGGCCCCATGGTCAAAAAGTTCAGCTGCAGTCACCAAGCCTGGATTATGATCTTCAATAGCAACAGAGTTTTGCTCCAGCCCGTCGCCATTTAAAAGGAAAAGACTTTGCACTTCGTTATCAATCATATCGGTCATTGCGGTGGGACTTGTTCCCGTGCCGCCATGCGGCCAACTTTTTGAATCGAAGCTAGCAGTGTACTTGCATTTTCTGATTACATGAACATTATCAAGATATCCGCTAAACGAAGTGTGCGCTTCTCGTTGATCCCAGCCAGAAGTTCCCGCGGGCGTCTTGCCGATGCACCGATCGTTCCCTATGTTTATCAGGCCGCTGCCCGCATCTTTGCCGCTCCTGAACGCGAAGCCATTGACCTCTCCGTTGTAAAAATTGTAGGCCTTTCCTCTTAGGTCTTCTGGGTATTCAGTGGTGTCAGGCCGAATAATACTTGTGTCTGTCTCGTCTACGCCGTCTATATAAACGTTAAAAGTATCGGCGTTCCTGGTTATTGCCACATGGTGCCATTCGCCATCTGCAATATTAGAAGCAGACTTGACTCTTACTAATTCGTCAACTGGACTGCTGCCATGATCCTTATGCTCTGCATCTGATCTATATTCCCTGTGGATCTGCCAACCGTACGTCTTGTCTTTTATGTCGTAGGATCCTGTACCCTGACCAGGTGCGCCCTTGCCAAATAAGACTCCATCGATACCTGCTCCGCTGCCCGTAGTATCCACCTTCTTGACCATCTTCCTCTTCCAATGCCCATGCCCAGTAAAATATCGAAAAAATATTTGTCCAAGATCTTTTCCATTATTGGTTCCTATTTGAACGAACCAGTTGCCAGTTGTGGGAGTAACTTCCCAACTTTGAACTTCTCCAGATGGCTTCCTTCCCACCACCTTCAAAAACTGTTCCCCAACCGCATCTGTTCTCTCGAAAACCATTGGATGCATCCCTGCCGCCGCGCCAGTGAAAGAACTGTCGGATCTATTCCACCCAGTGCACGGAGGAGTGCCTTCTCCGCTTGATAAAATTGTTTTGTAGAACCCCTCGAGGCCCGAAGTTGAGCAGGTTCCAGACCCATCGGCTTTGTGAATTTTTTGAATTTCGGCGGCGGTTGTTTTAACATAAAACTCAATTGTAAAATTCTCAAAACCAAAATCACCAACTCGAAGATTTGATTTTGGCCATATGTCATTCTCTATGGGGAATCGATCTTTTGGTCTCTTTACGGAAATTCTTTTGGCATAATCTGCTGTAGTCTTCATGCTAGTCGATTCGGCAAAAAAGAGACTCCCGCTTCCAGATTTCTTGTTGTCATTATCAACCTTTACGTTAGAGCTTCCATCTCCTTCTTGATGAGCCGTTCCGACGTCATCCGCGCCTGTTTTATTTTCCACGGTTGCCTTGGTTCTTTGAATTATATCAAACTCCTGCTTAGGGTCCACTTTGCTAGCTAGCGTCTTGAACCTACCGTTCCAATTGCCCGCATACTCTTTGGTATCTGGAAGGTAATTCGATGGAACTTTTACCTTTAATAGCTTTAAATCGTACTTTCTAGTAGGTATAGTCGGGAAAGTTCTTGCATCAAGCTTGGTTGCTACAAGCGCGCAATTTGGATAACTTAACGCAGCAGGAATGGCTTCCGTGACAGAATGAAAACTGCATTCTATTTGCGGCTCCTCAGTCCCGTATCCTGCATCTGACTCTAACCTCATAACTCTTATTACCCTGTTGGAGTTATTCGGGTTGGGAGGTAAATGTATAATATTTTCAAAAATATAATCTGATGTAGCTAATCCCTTGCAGCACTTTACGAAATATCCGCCCGTATCATTTTTAACGAGATCCCCTGCATGGTAGCCAATGTCACTTGGCGCGGGCTCAGTAACCTGATAAATAGGAGGCTTAGGCATTTTACCCGCACTGTCCCATCCCTGCCCTGACTCATTCCCGACAAAAATTAAAAAAGTTACCTCCTCGGGAACGGTTTGACTACTTCTTTTTCCAACCTTCAGCCTAGATAAAACATTAATTTGCAAATTAACGGAAACAATCTCAACCAAAGGATTTACAATTGTATGAGTTATCGGAAAACAGTTTCTTTCGGCTTTTTTAAATTCTTGATGAACATCACGTTGAGTCTTCGCCCCCTCCCAGTCCGCTAGCTTCTCCCTCCCCCTTTTGAAGCTCCCTTCCGCAGTGGTTAAATGTGATCTTACTGATGGATCAGTAGTGTTTGACGGAATTAACCTTATATTTTTTTCCGATGTTTGCGCGGCATATGAGTAGTCCTCGCCAAGAGGCTCTTGAACTTCTTGTCCCTCCCTAAAATCTAAATCAAAAACTTTAAAATTAAACGTATCAGAATCTGGGTTATAAACCTTAGTTTCGTCCAAAAGCACTGACTGCAGGAAGGAAGTATTAGTTTCCCTGTTTGACGTCCAAAAGAAATTTAAAGTTTCTCCGTTTTCGTCGCAAAATCCCTCTATAGGGCCCTCGGAAATTAAGTCTACTATCGAGATAGAGCTTGCAGATTCTAAATATTCCGTTTTGTTGTCGCCCACTTCAGCTTCATCTAAGTCTTTACGTATTGGCGGAGTATAAGTCCCTGCTCCTGCATATATTTTCTCAAGAATCTTTTTGCGCTTCGCCGCAGCTACCCTCCTCATAGCTTCTCCAAAACCTGCTCCCATTACGAAACCGACCTCCTTTCTGCACTGTTTACGCTTTCAGACATATTATGTCGCAACTTTCTCCTTTGGCACTCCCATTATGAAATCAGATTGGCCTTTTGTTGGATCAAACTCATACATTTGCTCGTGTCTAAGTGCCGCCGATACGACAACAGACCCGACCCTTAATCTTCCGTAACCCAGCGGAACTGGAATTCCCTGTGCTGCGGTGTTTGTTGCGCCAGCAAAAAGATACGATTTTGTTTCTCTCTCCTCTTTTGGCTTAGGGGGCTTAAATAATGCCTGCATTATTAGCCCAGTGACAACAGCAATTACAATCTGAATCAATATTTGCTCAATCCCGCCTCCAGCGATCTGGGGCATAATGTGAATTGATTCAATTGAAGCAGGAAGGTTCGATTCAAGTTCCTCTTTATTTGTTAAATTTTTATCGTTTACCCTGAAAGTGTAATGACCGAATTTTTCTTCATTTTCGCGAAAAAAGCTGGTTAGCTTACCAGTGTTTGCCTCAATAGCCCATAAAGCTTCCTGCACAGAGTCAACCTCCAGCTCCCACTCGTTCCCAAGGTGCCGCCCTAGCTCGCCGTATAGAAAAACCTTCTTCATTCCTTAGTATTGTATACACTAGTTTAATCGATAAATAGAATGAATTCTTTCCATATGCTGGCTATCTAAATAATTTTTCCTTGAAATAAACCCCCCTTCGTGGTGCCAAAATTGATCATCTCCTATAAACACCCCAAAATGGGAAAAGAATCCGTCAATCTCAAATAATATTAAATCATGTTTTTTTATATTGTCTTCCTTTGAAATTTTTTTAAATTTATTTTTTTTAGCGAAAGTTTTGATCATATTCATGGTTTCCTTTGTATAATCCTGTCCTTTTTTCGTCAAGGCGAAATTTAAATCAAAATAGGACGCAAGCCCCTTTGTCATGTAGTAATCCACCACAAAACGAAAACAGTTCCTTAAATCAGGCATATAGGTTCTATTTTCCAATGCGGGAATTTTATAGCTTTTTGGAAAATGGAGGTAAAAACTTTCCGTCTTTAAACTGTAAATATAAAAAGGTAAACACCAATTTTCGGAGGATTCTTTATCAAACTTAGAAGGCCTTGGGCTGGAAATTAAATGAGAATGATAAATAGAAACGACCTCTAAGCCTTCGCTCTTTTCAATAAAAGCTTTTGGCGAAATCTCAAAATACCTCTTCTTATCAAAGCAAACGTTTTTACACGGGACAACCTGCAACTCTTGCATTTTGTTCAAGCCAATTAATCCGCAACATTCGTTTTCTTGTTCGTATTCAGCGTGAGCTTTAATTAATTTTTGAATAAAATTAAGGTCATACATTATTAATAATAACCGAATTTGTCCGTTCCAGGGAATCCCCCAAAAGGCAACCCCATAGAACATCCGTCAAACCTTAACAAGCATCCGCTAATTGTCTTACTGCACTGATCTTGCACCCAATTTGATTTGTCGAGCGTTGGATCACTGCCAGAAACGTTATAATGAATAAACTCTACAGATGGCTCGTCTGCAATTTTTGTAACAAATCTTCCAGTTGGTTTTGCGACAAAATACAACTGAATATTCGGGTCCCCTTTAGTTGAATCATCGTCTGAAACATCGACGCCTCTCACAGTGACAACGTCACCGCTTAAATAAATTCCCGTAGAATTATACGACCCAGAATCATGAAAGAAACCAATTCTTTCGTGTGCGTCGCCATTTCCGTCTAAAACATATTTATTCCACGCGACGTTAACTGCCGTCGAAAAGCCATGTCCGCCTTTTTCGACTGAACTTTTGAAAATTTTATCATTAGCGTCAGCTTTTGGCACCCCAATGAATTGCTCGTCGGCTGCCGTCTCAAATAGGGTTGCAGGAAAAGCATTCTTATTTCCGTAGTTGCACCCACGCCCTCTGTATACCCATGAACAATAATTACTGATAACTTGCCTGCTCGGAATCTTTACCGTATCCATCTCCAATACCGAAGCAAGCTCAAATTCTACAACATCCTTGTCTTCTACTATTTTTTGATTAATTATAAACTTATCATCAGGAAACCTTGCATTAACATCAGGATCACCAAAAGGATTTTCTCCGTTATAAAAATTAACTGCATCTAAATATTTCAAAAAGATTCTTTTTCTTGTAAAACGAAGTCCAACAAAATCATCCCTGCCGTTTATAATGTCAGAAATAAAACCATCAACATTTGCAATTCTTAATCTTGGCCGAGGGAGCGTTCCGTCTCCCTTGGTTTCCATTTCCTCTATTTCTACTGGAATTGATTTATAAGTTTTTCCGCCATGCGAAAGATCTCCGTTTATAACTTTTCCAGGATGAAATCTATAGATGCCCAGGCCATACTTTTTAGCATTAACCTCAAACAACTCAATAATAGCAGTTGCCTCCAGATCATGGAGTTGATCTTGGAAATTATAAGTGGCTACGCCAGTTGGTAAAGCTGGAACTATTAACTGATTTCTTTTGTCATCTATTGGCATTTTGTGTTAAATAAATTTATTTCTTATTGATACGAATCCAGCGTAGCTGTTATTTTTTCCTCTTAGACCGAAATCTGCTATTCTACAATTGGCGTGCCTCCCAAACAAACCTTTTGCGCCGTAACCTATGTCGGGCTGTGTATGATCATTTGGTACTGTCTCTCTGCCGTATCCAGACTGTTTATCGGCTTTAATTATTTTTAACCTATAATATCTATAGGCTGTTGCATTGACTATTGGATAAGACCTGATTAGGCCAGGCACGGAGATATCCTTGGTAGTGAGATCGTCTTTCCATTCTTGGGCGGGACTCCCTA